GGAGATTGCATGGAGCACACCTCATTCATGATCTTGGCACTCATGGAGGGTAAGAGTGACACTTGCACTGCACTACAAACCATCAGGTATGCTTACATGGAGATGACTAGAACTCCTGACATGTATGTGGATCCACTCAAGGTTCTGAGGAAATTTCCAGAGATGCCAAGATCAAGGCTGTACGTCTGGATCATCAAACAGATCACCGTGTGCTTCACAAAGATGTGTGCTGCCAGGCCTGTGATTCTGACGCGAAAAGATGTGTCTGACGGTGATGAGTCAAATCAAAGCGGAGACAACTACAAGAACCTTCTGAGCTGGATTACATTGAGACCCATCAACACCTTTGCAGAAGCCATCACACTCTCATATCTGGGGGTGGTGAGAAACAAGGATGACACCGTCAAGATCCATGGACTACTCAAAATCTTCACCAAGATCATCAAGGAAGAGACTCTGATGGATGATGCTAGAGAGAAGTATATGGGTTACGACAGCATTGTGGAGCCACTCATTGGCAAGAAAGATGGCTCCGTCGAGACCCTTTACAACTCTCATGAATTCGACATGCTCACTGCACTTCATTCTGGTCAACTTACGAAGGATTACATCATTAAGACACAGAACTTTGATGAATTCAGTTGGAATAACTCCATAAAGGATCAGTTTTCAGAGTCAATCTATGAGATGACAGCTGAGAAGTATGCCACCATGAAGGCATCAGCGAGAACCGGACAGCACACAGTTTATAACTCACGTCAGGAAGATGACACATCCATCCGAGCTCTAACTGCCATAAAGGAGTATATTGGTGATCATACAATCGGGGTGCATCCGCTTCTTAACATTCCGGCCATCACTGCTGCACTTGAAGAGAATGGAGGCATTCTTGCAACCATGTTCCGAAAGCCACAGCTACAAGGTGACAGAGAGATCTTCATCTTGACAATGATCTCCCGACTGGCAATAAATTATGTTGAGTTGCTCTGCCGACGTCTGTGCGGATACCTACCACAAGAGCTTCTTACTAAGGGAACACAGAAGTATGGACGAAACTCGGCACACATGAGTGAAGTCATGAGCGAGCTTGATGTGGAAAGCGAAAACCACATGACTGCAACGAATTCTGATGACGCGAC